CTGTGGGGTGAAAGGCCCCACAAATTTAAAATAAACGAAAAAACTAATATAAATTAATAATATGAGTTGCTATATTTCTTCAGGTGTTGCTTTAGGTTGTTCTGACGGTATTGGTGGTATTAAAACGATCTACGTTCTTGGTGCTACTGGTGCTACTGAACCATCAGTTTCATCTGTATCAATTTCAGGATCAACAGGACCTATCACGGGTATTACCGGTGCTGGTACTTGGTTCCAGTTTGAACTTAAAAGAAATACTTCTTCATTGTCACAGAACGTAACCAAATCTTTTGAGAATGGTACAATCTTCTTTGAACAAGTATTGACTGCGGTTCTTTACAAATATGACCAAGATAAGCGTAACCAATTAAAATTGTTATCACAAAATGATCAATTACAGATTATAGCTGTAGACCAAAATGATGTACAATACTACTTAGGTCAAACTAATGGTATGTATCTATCTGGCGGATCTGCTGCTACTGGTGTTGCATTGGGTGATCGCAATGGATTTGAGCTTATCTTTACAGGACAAGAACCACAACCAGCAAACGTAATTGATGGTGTTTTATCATCTATCTTTACAGCTGGTGGATTTAATGACTAATAGTCATTACTATTTTTGACAACTTTCGTTGTAAACCATATATCTATCTATTGAAGAGGGTGCTTTTGCACCCTTTTCTATTTCACTTTGAAAAAATTTATATTTAATATTAGAAGACTATTATAATGATAATATTACAGAAAGGACAACAGAACGAGCTTGTACTTAACATTAATAATAATGCTAGAGTAGATTTTACAGGATATACCCTAACTTTTGTGCACATAATGTCACAAGAGATTAAATCATATGTTATTAATATTAGTGATCCATTGGTATATGGTGAGAATGAAAGGTACTGTGAAATAGTACTAAACTTACAAGACCCAGGACAAGATCTAAATTACGAAGGTCAATACCAACTAAAAATTTATGGTAACGGTAATACATTAGTGTTTACCGGTATGGTGTTATTAGAAGGAACACAAGAAGAACCATTCTTCACCACATATGTTTCTACTAATGAAAATAACGAAAACTACATATATATAGAATAATTTATGAATGAAGAAACTATAAAGAAGTTACATAAGGTAGGATTTAAAGCGGCATCTCTTCCAATATTCTCAGAGGTATTTCAAAGAAGTCCTTGGGTTTATTATGGAGATAATAACTTAATGCCACAATACCTTATTGGACAATACAACAACTGTGCAATTCACAAAGCAATTGTAACATCAAAGGTAGAACAAATAATGGGTGATGGTATTGTTAGTTTAAACAATCCGATGGCGACCGTAAACCTTATCAACCCAAAAGAAAACGTACACGATGTAATGAAGAAATGTGCGTTGGACCTTGTTCTATTTGGTGGTTATGCACTTAATGTGATTTGGTCTAGAGATAGACAATCAATTGCTGAGATTTATCATATTGACTTTAGTAGAGTTAGAACTGGTAAGATTGATTATGAAACAGACGAAATTAAAAAATATTATTATTCTCCAGATTGGGCTAATCTAAGAAGATTCCCAGCTGTTGAATATGATGCGTTCCATCAAGAAGAAGGTGATGCATCACAAATATATTACTACAAACAATATCAACCATCTAATAGCTATTATCCAAACCCAGATTATTCTGGTGCTTTGGCTGCAATACAAATTGATATTGAAATTAAAAACTTCCATAAAAACAACTTACAACGTGGTATGATGCCATCGCTTTGGATTAACTATAACAATGGTCAGCCAGGTGAGGAAGAGATGAGAGTTATTGTAAGAGGTTTGGAAGAACAATATGGTGGTACAGATAATGCTGGTCAAGCTATTGTATCATTCAATGAAAGCAAAGAAGTGGCACCAGAGATTACACAAATTAGTCCTGGTGGCAACGACGCTTACTACCAACAAATCTATGATGATATTATCCGTTCTATTATGGCCGGTCATAGAGTTTCATCTGGTGAATTATTTGCTGTAACAACATCTGGTAAATTAGGTGCAGCAAATGAAATTGTTGAACATTCAGAGTATTTCCGTAAGATGGTTATTATGCCATATCAATCACAACTATTACCTACATTTGATAAGCTTGTATCAATGAAAGCTGGTCAACCAACAACATTTGAAATTAAGCCATTGAGCATATTTGAGGTTGGTGATATAATTCAAAAGCCAGTTGTTGAAGATGCTCCAGTTACACCTGTTGAAGCTGCTGCTGTTAATGAAAACATCAAAGGGTTAAAAGGTCGTGAGTATCAAGCACTTATGAGAATTGTACGTGAATATAACAAAGGTAAAATAACTTATTCTCAAGCAATGCAAATGTTAAAATCTGGTTATGGATTAACCGAAGAAGAATGTGGCATTTGGTTGGGAGACGACGAAGAAGAAAACTAATCTACAACTATGGGTGTATTATTAATATCAGAAACCAAACTAAAAGCTTTCACCAATATAAACAAAAACGTTGATATGGATGTATTGAAAGCTGAAATACAAATTGCACAGGATATACATTTGCAAACAATTCTTGGTACCAAGTTCTATGATCATTTGTTAGATCAAGTGACAGCAACTGGTAACACATTCAATGCTGATGAACTTACCCTTGTAAACGAATATATAGCCCCGTATTTGATCCAAAAAGCTTATGCTGAAGCAATACCTCATCTTCATTATAGAACGATGAATAGAGGCATTGTAGAAGGCGATATGGAAAGTGCTAGATCGGTTGATATGGACACGATGAAGTATCTTCGTTCAATCCAAAATCAACGTGCTGATTTTTATATGACCAGACTACAAGATTATCTATTAACTGGTAGAGGTCAAAACAAATTCCCTGATTACTTATCTGCTTCAACAATTGATGGTATGATGCCAGCTAGAAACGAAAAGTATGTTAACGGGATTTATTTAAATAAGGTAAGTAGAACGGGTTACTCATTAAAGAATTTAAAGATGCCAGTATGGTCTGAGATTGAGCACGAGAACCCACCATGTCAAGATTGTTACTAATATGAATACAGAACTAATTTTAATTGCATCTAATATATTAACGGGTATTGCTGGATGGTTTGCTGGTAAAAGAAAAGTTACAGCAGAAACGGATAATCAAGTATTACGTAATCTTGAATTGTCTATAGGCATTTATGTTAAAATAATTGAAGATCTTAAGAAAGAAATACACGAATTAAATAACAAGGTTCAAGACCTAGAAAAAAAGGTTGAGAGCTTGATGGCTGAAAACAGACATCTAAAAAAGAAGAATGGATTATGAGAAATATAAACAACGAAAGACTACCAGCACCAAATAAAGAAGAATTACATTATACAAAAAAAGGTGATTACCATAATAGAATGTATAAAGAAACTGCTTCTGAAAAATACGGTATAACAAATATAGAATTTGCCACTTGGATAAATAAAACATTTGACCAATACTATTTATATAACAAGCATATTACATATGCAGAATTTTTAAAAATGATGAAATGAGCAACTTTAACATTGTAAAAAAGGTCTATCAACAAATGGCTTCTGAGAAAGGCTGTGGTTGTAAAAAGAAAAAATTCGCTGAAGGCGAAATGGAAAACCCATGTGAACCAGGATATGTTGCGTATGGTACAAAAGAAAAAGATGGAAGAACTGTCCCAAATTGCATTCCTGACCCAGAAGAAATGAAGAAAATTATTAAAGATGGTTTCCCAATTCCATCACCAAGTGCTGGAGAAAGTGAAAGCGATTATATGGGTAGATGCATTTCTGAAATATCTGGAGAATATGAACACGATCAATCGATTGCTATTTGTATAGGTAAATGGAATGAAAAATAATTAACCTTTCCATTTAAAACCTTTATAGGTTCTAGTTGGATGATTTATAACATTTGTTAAAGGGGCGGCAAAACCATTAATATATTTTGCTGCCTCTTTTCTATTATTAAAGATCATAATAATATTATCATTTATGTCACACATAAATGTTGTTTTACTTGTTTTTTCAGAATTTATTTTACCACCTTTAGATGATTTTTCTAATTCACGTGATCTATTTTTATTCCAACTTTTTATAGCAGATACTTTACCAGCTTTAATTACTTTTTCTAAACTATAACCTTGAATAGATTTATTATAAGTTGTTGTATCAACTTTATAACCATATTGTTTCTGTAATTCAATTTCACGTTCAGAAGCAATATTGATGTCTTCATGTTGCTCTAATATCTCAAATTGAATAGCACCTTGTTGTTTTGTTCTACGATTAGGATTTTTAGAACAACCAATTTTTTTACCTGGTATATGATAAATGTAATACATAACTAATTTTTTATAAAAAGGCCCCAGTCAATGACCGGGGCTTTTTTTCTAAAACAAAAAAAACATTTAATGGAAAAAATCTAATCTTCATCGTTTTCGTCACTAATCATATTTTGTACTTCTAAAGAAAAATATGTGTTCTGACGAGGTAGGTCCCTACTTTCTAAATATCTTAAAATATCTTTTTCATCGGGACTAATTTCTTTTAATTGCCAATTGAAAAATTTTGATGCTTCGCTGTCATCAAGGCTAAACGAATAAAGCACTTTCTGTGTTGTTTCAAACTCAATGATCATTGTCTGTTGGGTTTAAGGTTAATAATTCTTCTGTAACTTCTTCATAATCAATATCTTCAGTTATTGATTGGAAAACTCTTAGTGTTCCATCTTCTAGCATTTGTAAATACCAGTCTGTTGTTTTGCTCATTTTTTATTGTTTTGGTGAATTAATACACTAATATAGTAAAAACTTTTGAAATAAAAAAAATGTGGGGATAAAAAAAAGCCGGCTGGAAAAAAAAGAATACAATGGCATTAGTAATCAAATAAATTAAGTGAACCTATATCCAACCGGCTCATATATAAATATAACAAAAAACCGGAAAGTACACCAATCTTCCCGGCTTTATAAAAAAAAACAAAATTAAATAATTTATTTATTGGAGAACTTTAACTTAAGGCTGTTAGAAATTAAGCAAATTTGTTCCGCAATATCTTCAATATCTTCTACATTTGCTTTTCCAGCAGCCACCAAATTAACAGCGTTGGTGATAGCATTGCCAACCATAGCACCAACCCCACCGTCATAAGTAGACGTAGTTGTTTTTGTCTGTGATTGTTCCTGGGTTTGTACTCGTGTAATTGTTCTTTTAAGAACATCTTTAATCATAAAAGATAACTCTTCTCCAGCTTGAAGAAAGTCTGGATCTTTTGACTTAGAGCCATATACATAAGGCTGTTCGTCTCCGTTGAAGAATACTTCGTGGTAATAGATGGTGTTACCATCTGGGGCATTCCAAGTCTTTGTGAATGCGCTTTTTTGGATTTTTTTTGTCTGTACCATAATCTATAAATTTTAATTATATTCAAATATATATAATTTCTGGCAAATAAAAAAATTTCACAATAAATTTTTTTTTCATTGGGATTTTGAACTTTCGCTAAAAAAGCCTATATTTATATATGTCCCGCTTCACATAATAGGACATTAAAGATATTGAGGGTTGCCAAAGAAAACTGAAGTGAAGCGCGGTGAGTATTTGGTGACCCTTTTTTTTAAAAAAATAGATATATGGCTAGACCACAAAAAAACAACTTAGATTATTTCTCACACGATTGTGATATGAGAAATGACATTAAAATTAAAGCCCTACGAAGAAAGTTTGGGCATAAAGGGTACTCATTATATGTTATGATGTTGGAACATTTAGGCAAGTGTGACTACTTGTGTTACGAATGGACACCACTTAACATTGAGTTATTAACACCAGACTTTGATGTAGACTCAGAAGAATTAGTTGAGTTTATTAACTATGCTACTGACGTGTTGAAGCTGTTTGAGATTAAAAATAATTACATCGTTTGTCCAAATCAGATGTTGAGAGCTGAACCTTTGTTTAACGACCGTAAGGGTTTTTCCTGGGAAAACTCTCCAATAATGAAGTTTACCGGAGATTTATTGAGTAAATCGGAGATTAACTCAGTTATCAGCCCTGATAATACACAAAGTAAAGTAAAGGAAAGTAAAGTAAAAGAAAGTATAGTAAAAGAAAGTAAAGAAGAGGAAAGTAAACTAAACCAAACTAAAGTTGAGGAAAGATTAACAGAAGAAATGAAAACTGTTTTGAAGAAGTATAACCTTTCTGGTTGGAATAGTCTTTCTCCAAAAGAGTGCAACATAATATATAAAATAAAAGATTTAGAAAAAACAATATGATTATGGAAGAAAGAAAACCAATGTATTTTAGGGATGGTGGTCTTGGTGCTAAACAGTTTCAAGAACTAAACTCTACTCAACAAAAAGAACATTTAGATATGTTACTTCAACTAAAAGACGAAGTCTTAGACTCTAGGGATAAGTATATTATTACATTTTATACAAAAGTATTTTATCCCAACCTCCGTAAGGAAGATAATAAACTTTTTATAACACTTAATACCAATGAACGAGAAGCAACTCTTTAATCTAATAAAAACAAAACTAATAAAAGATCTTCAACCTACGGATGAGATGAACCACAAGGATGGTTACAGCCCAAAATTAGATATGTCTATTGAGTTTAAATGTCGCACGCGACACTTTGATACCATTCTTATGGAAAAGAAGAAATATGAAGAGCTAATGCGTTTTAGTAAAGGTAGGTATATAGTCTCAACACCCGAAGGTATATTCTCTTGGAATGTTAAGAAGTTAAAGAACATAGTTTGGGTACAGAAAGAACTTCCAACTACAACAATGTATTTCAGAGAAGTGTTGAGAGAACTAAAGACCATAACGATGTTGAATATAAAAGATGCAAAAAATATTACAAATATTTTGTTATGTTAGTTTTTTTATCTATATTAGTTAGGATCTAGTATTTCTGTACTACTACGCCGTGATCTTAACCAATAGGATAGCGGACAAGACCTCAACCGAGATGGTTGGGGTTTTGTATTTTATGCCAAACTCGGAAGTAAAATTGTGCCAAATGTAGAAGTTTTATTGTGCAAAAAAAATATTGCTATTTGTTTTGTTTTTTTACAGAAATATACTATATTTATTAGTACATATAACTATAAATACAAACTTAAGTCCTGTCCTCTGGTTACTCCCATTTCCACGACGGGACTTTTGCTTTTTAAACAGATATTTATTACTATGCGTCGTTGCAGCAAATGCGATTTAGAAAAATAGAACTAGAAAGATCTGTAACGAATGTATAGCTAAACAAAAAGCTGAATACAAACAAAGGCTTAGAGTAGAAAAACCTCAACCTATAGTGATAGAAGAACCCATTGAATTTATACCACCAGATGATTATCAGTATTGTCAGGACTGTGATCAATGGTTACCGAAAACAGATTTTTATAAGCGTCTTAAATGTAGATGTATTAAGTGTGAGTTAAAGAAAGACTCATTAGGAAGGGCTGAAAAAAGGGCTGAGAATGGTGGTAGTGCTAAGGTTTGGACCAAACCAAACACATATGTAGATATTCACCAAAAAGAACAGACGTTTGAATTTATGAAAGCCGTAGGCTATACATTCAACGAAGAGAATGGCATTTGGTATAAACTTCCTTGGAAAGACAAGGACGGTAATTTTCCATTGCTAGATACTTATGGAAGAAAGTCAAAGAAAAGGGGTAAACATACCAGACGAAGCAAACACGATATAACACAAGAAGAAAAAGACGATGTCATCAGGTTATTTACAGATGGTCACACCACAAAACAAATAACAGAAATAACAGGAACACCAAACGGAACAGTATGGCGATGGGTAGAAAAACACAAGTCAAAATTGGAGAAGTAGATATTCCTAAAGATTATTTTGCTTTGTCCAAGGAAGATAAAAAAGAGATATGTGAATTTATGGCGGATAGAATTTTTAGTATGCTAAATAAAAGTGTTGTTGAAAAAAGAGATAGGGATTACTTAGCAAACCAAATAATCAAATCGTCTTTAATAACGAACGAGTTAGAAGAGAATTATGAGATGTGTCAGGTACTCGTGGATATAAGAAAACTTATAAATGAACCAACAGATTGAGGCCTTTATAACAAAGAAATATTATGAGTTGTTAACCATAGCCAAAAAAATAACTAAGAACCACGAGCTATCTCAAGAATTATTACACGAAGTTATTATACAGTTATATGATAAGGACGAGATTAAACTCAAAGCCTATGACGATGACCAGATCAAATATTACATCGTCTCCATACTAAGAACCAATTGGTATTCAGTAACGTCACCATTTTATTATAGAATTAGAAAAGAAAGGGCCAAATATGTGGATATTAACGAATGTCTATATATGGAAACAGAACAAGAAGAATACGAAAAAGAAGAAATTTTGTGTATATTAGAACAAGAGTACTGCGAGTTGAATTGGTTTCATAAGTCTTTGATGGACTTATATATGACACTTGGTTCGTTATCAAAGGTCTCAAAAAAAACTGGCATACCACTGACATCGGTATCAACCTATATAAAACAATCAAAACTGGAGATAAAAACAAATATAATTAATAGATTAAAAGAATAGATATATGGAAAGACAAATTAAGGGTGAGATACATTCAGAACACCCACAAGATCACTGGAGGTTCCTACCAATAGAAGGACAGACAATCCTAGATTTAGGATGTGGAATAAACTCAGAACACACACCAACACCAGTACATTGGATACAGAACAAAGCAAAGTTTGTAGCCGGTGTAGATCCATCCGCACAATCATACGAATGGTTTAAAACAAACTTCAACTTAAAGAACTTTGTAATGCACCAGGACTATGTAGATAGAATTGAGAAATTTGAGCTATATCTTGGCTTCTACAAGCCTAACGTACTTAAGATTGATATAGAGGGTGGTGAACTATATTTGAATGGCTTAGACGCAAAGTATTTGGACGGTGTAAGACATATTGGTATAGAATATCATAACCTACCTTGTCTTATATCTTGTGAACGTCTACTAACAGATAATGGTTACACAATAGAATATTATAAATTCCCACATCTAGACATAGATTACCAAGGTGTATTATATGCATTTAAAAAGAATATTATAACAAATAAAATACCCCAAACACCAGAAGAGTTACACGCTCAACAAATAACTGAGTGGAACGGAGGTTATAAATAAAATATATACATATATATGGATGAGTTACAAAGACTAGAAGAACTAAAGAAAGAAGCAATTGAAAATCCACTAAAGAAAAAACGTGGATGCAAAGACTGTAAGAAGAAAGTTGAACAACCTGTTGAAGCATTACCAGAACCAATAGATATTGTAATAGAACCAACAGAAGAAGATCTTAAACTAGCATTAGATTTAATGGTAGGTAAACCAAATGAAAAGGACCAGAAGTTTATTGCTTGGGTATATAGATCATTCTTTAAGGAAGAGTTACCGGTAGGATGTGGATCTTGTGGTCAGAGAGTTGAAAGAATAATGCGCCACAAATACAATCAGTTGAGAGGCGTTAAAGGTTAATTTTATATTTATTAGTATGCCAAAAGAAAATCAAGTTAACGAATTACAAGCAGAACAAAGGATGACCAGAGTCTTTGAGATGATGCTATATGAGCATTTATCTTGGAACGAGTTTAGAACCAAAGCTTCAAGAGAGTTTAATATAACACCAAGACAAGCTGAAAACCTATGGAAAGAGGCTAGAATAAGACTGAAGGAAAGGTTCCAACAGAATAGCGAAGAGATATTAGAAAATCATTTAAATCAATTATATGATTTGCTTAAAAGAGCTCGTGAAGATAATCATAAAAGAGTTGAACGCGAAACGCTAGCTGACATTGCCAAGATACATCAATTGGAAACCAAGAAGATTGATATAACCAGCGGTGGTCAGCCAATCGCAATTAACATCAATGTAACCGAATAATTTTTTTGCTCATTGAACGTGCAACGTTTCGTTTTTGACTATGGTAGATATAAATTTAACTAAAAAACAATCAATAGCTTGGAGGCTTTTATTCGATGAAAAGACCAATGAAATCTTATATGGTGGTTCGGCTGGTGCTGGAAAGAGTTGGCTGGGTTGTCTTTGGATTGTTACATTATGTATAAAGTATCCTGGTATTAGATGTTTGATAGGACGTACAGTTTTACAACAATTAAAACTAACTACCCTTAATACTTTATTTGAGACGCTACAATCGATGCAATTAAAATCTGGGGAACATTATACCTACAATGGTCAATCTAATGTTATAACGTTTTATAATAAGTCTGAGATAGTTTTAAAAGATTTGGCTTATCAGCCATCAGATCCTAACTATGATAGTTTAGGTGGTTTAGAACTTACAGCAGTATTCGTGGATGAGGCAGCACAAATACCTCAACTAGCATATAATATTCTTAAATCACGTATTCGTTTCAAATTAAATGAATTTAAATTAATACCAAAGATATTAATGACGTGTAACCCTGGTCAAGTATGGTTAAAGAAAGTATTCTATCTACCATATATTGAAGAGTCATTAGAACCTAACAAAGCATTTGTACCAGCATTACCACTAGATAACCCACACTTACCATCAACCTATATAGAAATGCTTAAATCGTTACCACCTGGTCAACGTAAGCGTCTATTAGAAGGTGATTGGAATTATGAGATGGAAGCTGATAGCTTATTTGATTTTGATGATATATCAAGATCAGTATTTAGAATTGCACCAAATAATGATGATAAGAAATATATTTCAGTTGACGTAGCTAGGTTTGGATCAGATAGATCCGTAGCGATCGTTTGGGTGGGTCTGGTTGCGTTAGAATGCTTCGTGTATACCAAACTATCAACCGTTGAATTATCGTCCGAAATTAAGGCTCTAATAGCGAAATACGGTGTGCACCCATCTAATGTGATTATAGACTCTGATGGTGTTGGAGGTGGCGTGGCCGATCAGATTAGAGGGACTAACTTTGTTAACAATTCAAAAGCATTACATAATCAGAACTTTGTTAATCTAAAAAGCCAATGTTATGTAAAACTATCTGAATTATTTAAGGAAGATCCTGGGTAAATCACCAGATATTTCAGATGCTCTAATGATGCGAATGTATTATGAAATAAAGAACCTGAAAGCCACAGGAAGATACGCAATGGCTTACGTTTAATATGGTGAAATTTAAAATCGATGAGAAGGAATATGTAATTCCTGAATTTATTAGCATAGAAAATTATGCTAAGATCTATAAAGTAAAAGACTTATTTAGTGATGACTACTTTGCAGCTAAACTACTGAACATCTTAACCGGTGCACCACTAGAAGACCTATTACAAGTTGATTATCAAGAAGTTAGCTATTTGGCTAACTATGTCTTGTCACTGATACCAACATCCAATGAGATACCATTCAAAGATAGATTTGAATTGAACGGTGTTCATTATGGATTTTTTCCTACCTGGAAAGAATTAACCTTTGCTGAGTTTATTGATATGGATACAATATCCACCAAGAAACCAGAAGAAGTATTGGATCTTATGCACATATTAGCTGCTGTAATGTACAGACCAATTATAGAAGAAAAATCAGAACACGATTTTAAAATAGAAAAATACAGCATAGAAAGCCTAAATGATAGA